TTTATCAATCATTTTAATACCTCTATTTTTTTGACAACAGATCTTGGATATACTGTCGTGTTGCCAACTGTTAATGTTCCATCATCATCAAAGCTATGCGATGCAAATATGATAAGTCTCTTTTGGTCCTTATATAATAAATAACCTGTATCTTCACACCAAGAATAGACTTGATCTTTTGCTTTATCTAAACTCATCCACTCAGAGTTAGATACAATATCAACCCAATAAATTTTAACTCTTTTGTATGGAAACTTATTTGCTTTCTTCATAGTCCCACCATGCTTGATATAAATCTTGTAAAGTTACTTTACCTTTAGTTACTTCTAAAATTTTTTTAACCATGTTTGGTTTAGGAAATCTTTTTTCCTTTGACTCTAAACACCATCGTTGCACATTAGTGGCAGGATTAATTCCTGTTAAGTTTAATCTCCTACCTAATTCGTAATGAGATATTTTTTCTTTTTTTCTATACTCGCTTAACTTCATATTTCTCCTTTGTTTTATTAACCTTTTAGGTTGTATATATAGCATATAAACAGTTTGACAAGCAAAAATTTATCTGTATAACTATTTAAAAAAACGAAAGGAAATATGATATTAAAAGAAACACTAAAAAAACATTTTATTAATTTTAATGGTGGCGAAGGATTAGATCATTGGTCTCCATCTTCAAGCCAAAACTTTACAAGATTAATTTGTAATTATTCTCTACCGCAAAAGTTAAGAAGAACTTTTAAGATAAGATACAAAGCACCCTTTGGAAACTTAGTTAACAACACAGCTCAAAGATTATTGTGTGATGTTTTATATCAAGGTGAAAAAAAAATTACTTTAGAAAATAAAAACTATGATGAAGTATTCCAACAAGAGTTAGATGCAATAGATAAAGATAGTCCACCAGTAGATGACAAGGATAAACTTGCAAGAGAGATGATGATCAGCTTCGCACATCCAACAATCGAGAACATGAAAAAATGTGTCAAAGAAATATTTGGTGATGCAAAATTAGTTGCTGAAAGATATGTGTCAAACAAAGACAAAGATATGATCCATGATATTATTGGTCGTATAGATTATGAAAGCAATGACATCATAGGAGAAGCTAAGACTAAACCAGTTAGTATTAAAAAGCGTAGAGGTAAAGATGAATACTACATGGCAACAACGCAGCTACCTAACGATCCAGACCCAATGCACGTTTCTCAAGTTGCGTTCTACTATCATTGCACACAGAAGAAACCTTTTTTATTTTATGTAAATGAAAATGAATATACAATCTTTGATGATGGACATGATATGCTCAGACCAGATTATTTAAAAGAACAATACCATCTTATGACCCAAAGGTTAAAGTCATGGGAAGAGTTAATTGTTTTCTGTGAAGGTAACTTAGAGAAGTTAGCACACTTTGCAGAACCACCAGAATTAAATCATCCTTTTTATTATAGGGATTTAATAGACGATCAAAAAAAACAAATCAAAAAACTATGGGGGTTAAACGCATGAAACTAAACATATATCAAAAATTACATAAAGCTGCTTGTGAAGCAGGAGGTGTAGCAAAAGGAAAGAAAGTTCCTGGTATGCACTTCAATCCTTTGCAGCACGATGAGGTGCAGAAGGTGGCAATGGAGTCATTGTTAAACAATGGATTATATCCTATCTGTACTTACACTAACTATGTTAAAGAAACTTTTATCATGGTTACTTGTTCAATGAGAATACATGACATCGAAGATCCTACAAGTCATGTTGATATTGAAGGATGTAGTGCCATGGGAAACTTAGATAAGTTTGGTACTGGTAATGGTATGTCTTATGCTAAGAAGTATGCTTTCTTAAATGCACTTAATTTAAAAACAGGTTTAGATAATGATGATGGTTACAAGGCTAGTCCTTTCTCTACTCGAACAAACAATGTTAAAGAAAGCACTAGAGAGAGTGGAGCAAAACCTTTTGAAGAACCTAAACCTACCAATAAAATTCCACAACAAAAACCAAGTGGTACAGCTCATGCCAATGTCGATATGGACATTGATATGAATCAAGTAAGAGATGCCATAAAATCTATTAATGATATTTATGCTCTTAGGAAATTTAGAAAAGAAAATCCTGGCTTATTTGATCCTAATAATAATGTTCGTGTGTACAGACAGATCACAGATTTGTATGAGACACATGAAACTAAACTAAACCAACAAGGAGTTACACAATGAGTGATAAGATATATATAAAACTTACACATAACGCAGACAAACAACCAGGAGACAACAGACCAAGTTTTGTTGCACCAATCAATCCAAAATCACCAGAGGGTAAAACCTGGAGAATAGGTGTTAAAATTGGAGAGACATGGTACAATCAAGCAGGATTTGATGACATGGATGAGCAAGGTAATCCCACAGGCATTATCAATGTAGTCCTTTCACCATCAAATACTGGTTCATCAGCTGCCAAGCCTAGCGGACAGCAGCAATCTTATGCACCTAACAACAACAGGTTTGCAAAAGGTCAAGGATCAGCATATAATAAAACTAACTACAACTACTAATTTAGAATTGTAGTTCAATGGTGTGGCGAGGTTTTTTTGGGTTAATCATATTAGCATCTTTCCCTTTCTTTGCTAAAGCTCCCTTAATTGTTTTTTCCTTGCCACGCCTTTAAACCTTATGAAGATAACAGACATAGACAAAGAGATTAAAAAGAAAATAGTTAGTGATCGTCAAAAAGATTATGGGGATTACCAATACAATTTTACTATACTTGCTGATCTATTTACTTTAATATTAGCAGATAACTTAAAGAAAAAACTAAGACCATATCAAGTAGGACAAATCATGATGACACTTAAATTGTTTAGAAGTACCAAAGGTTATAAGGCAGATAACTACCATGATCTATCTATCTATAATGATATGACGTTTAATCTACACAAAAAAGATATAGACAAAAGAGATAAAAATGACTAAATATGTAAGAATTAAATCTGGCGAAGCTAGTTTTCAACTGGTTGAAAGATTTGATGACGTGCAGAAAGCTGCAGACCCCAACGCACAGGGTGAATATGTAGAATGTAAGATCGAAAATTTAAAAATAGATTTTACAAAAGTAAAATAGGAGAAAGATGAACGAGATAAAGACTCGTCTGCAAGAACTCAAGGATCTTCAAGCGAAAGCACATGAAGAATACTTGGAAGCTAAAAGAAGAGTTGTAGAGAAACAACAAGACTCTTTTAATTTGATTTGGCAAATTGAGCAGGCAAAAGAAGAATTAATGAGAAGATAATACTCATTAATTTACATTGATAAAAAAAACAAAAAAAACTGTAGGGGACTTATGACCATAAATGTAAGCACACATTATAATAAACACATTAAACACTTAGATCAGAATAATTTTATATACAAAGTTAAGAAAGCATTTTACCTTTTAACGAGCCAAGAAGAAAGATTATATGAGGTAGGGTTCAACGAAGGTTTTTTATATGCAGCAAATGTCTTGCAAAAAGAAAGCATACAAGACAGCAATGTAAAAAAGATTATTGGTTATAGAACTTCAAAGCCTAAACCATCTGATGTGCAAAGTATTATTAATAAGGTGTGCATACATTTTGAAGTACACAAAGAAACTCTAATGAATAAGAGTAGGACCACAGATATAGTGAGAGCTAGAAATGTAATACATAATTTATTGTATGAAAAATATCACATGAACCTAACAGATATAGGTAGATATTTTGGACAGGATCATACTACAGTTTTACATTCTATTGAAATGAAAAAACAACAGAAAAGATTTTGGTCTCCAGAGCAATCGTTATGGCAGGAGTTTGAGAAACTTATTTCCTAAAACTTTAGTTTTATTTTTTAAATCCAGACTTCATATTCTTATAAGCCTTAGAACTAATAGTAGATTTCTTTTTGGTTCTTGATGTACCAGCTTTCTTACGTTTGTTAATATTATAGTACAAACCTTTTTTAGCTGTCTTACCAGATTTAGTTTTGTGATAACCTTTTTTCATTACTTCTTCTTCTTTTTAGATTTTTTAATTTTGTTTTG